TCATCAGCTATGACTTTGACAACTTCTCCTTCAAGATGACCTAACCCAGTAACCGTCGTTGTCCCTGGAAGTGTGCCGCCTGAAAATTGTATTGCAGAATCAGTTGTGTAATCGTCATCAAAACTTTCTAAATAATATTTTGTTGCTGAATTGATCGTGCGTTTAACCACAGCATAAACAATTGGTTGGTCAGCATCCTCTAAGCCAATTTCTTCAATGGTGCCATCGGTGTTCAATAAAGAAGGCGCTACCACATTCTGCGCCCTCAGAATTGCAAAAGCAGCAACACTGCCAAGAATACCACCAGTTCCCCCATTAAGAACCAACAACAAATCTCCCTCATCGATATTTGTGCCGCGCCTCTGCACAATGCGAATTGGTGATTGCAACAAATGGGATGACAAAAGACTAATGTCGTTGGATGTAAATGATGCCTCAAGATCAGAAAAAATCAGTTCTCTGATTGCCTTCCCACCCCGTTGCAAATAAAGCGTCCCACCCTCCGTCATTTGTGGTCGAACTCCTTCCACAGACCCACGCCGCGTTGCTGTCTTAAACAAAAACGATGTGGGGGTAATGGGTTCTCCTTCTAACTGAGGGACAGTGAACTCAGTCCCAGTAGTGAAGACTTGCAGCTGTCTACCGGAGATAATCGCTGTGCAAGCATTCACTTGGTCTGTATCGAGAGTCGCCTCTAATCCTTCATCATCAAGTGCTTGACCTGGATCGAAGTCAAAGAAGAAACCAACCTTTGAACCCCAAACTGTTGATGGCAACGCTTTCGCACCAGCTATCATCAACCGCCCTTCGTGGAATGTTGCAGTACTAGGCCAGCCCCTACTTGCACTCCATGCGTTTTCCCAACCTTTTTGCAGAGTCCAATCTCCAGAAGCAATTACATCTGTAGAGAAAAAGGGCGTTTCTGTTCTTGCTTCAACAATCGTACTGCTAACTACCGAAACAATTCTTGCCAAACCAATACCGTTGTTATTATCAAAAATTTTCTGGCCCACATCCCCCGAAACAAACACTCCAGCAGATGCGGTGAGTTTAATATTACCGTCCGTAGCAGAAGGAGTTAATGTCGCCCCTGGAGTAGTTTCAACCGCGGTAAAAAGATAAAGGGGAATATTGTCGAATGTAATATCGGAGACTGTCCAGGCTGAATGTGATGCACCTCTAACAATCTTCAAACATTGCATTGTTTCCTCAAATAACAGCAATGTATCAGCACTTTGCGCCCACCAAAGATTCGACAATCTAGCTGAAGTAATGCCGTCAGTAACACCACCCACAGAACTGGAACACTCAAGGAAATCATTCCCCGTGGAATTAATATTTGTGACTAAAGTGCCTTCGCGGAAAATGTATGCTCTCGTCCCAGAGAAAACAAACATATAGGTCTGGGTAGTTGAAAACTGGAATGGGACACACCGAACACCTGATGCGGGAGAAGCAGCACTAGGAATTTCAAACACAAATTTCAAACCATCCCGCCGCCCAATAATACCGCGAGGATTAATCAGAACATTACGCGCACGCTCCAACGCGCTCTCGTATTGCTGTAAATCAATACGCCCACGAAGTTCAGGATTGACTTCACCAACCGTGAAATTTGTCTGTACTTTGACAACTGATCCCATTGATCAATGCCGTGCATCAGTCAATGGGTATTCCAAAAACATAGAACTTGGTTCGCCCATGCCGTCCGTAGAAGCAGCTTGCCGAAATGCTCCGCCACGCCCACCTTCCATCGGAAGCCCATAGGAAATTTGGAGCCAATGTTGTGCTTTGGTAATCTGATCCGTGATTGGTTCTGCCAAATGTGCAGCCACAACATATTTTAATAATTGAATGAAATAGGTTGGCATTTCTGCCTCAAGAGGACGAAACTGATAATCAATCACAACGGTTTCGTAGTCCGTCACAATATCAGATCCGAGCATTTCCCAGCCATGAGCCAATGGTCTGGCACCAGCAAGGGCAGAATTGAAAAGCGCCCTTGGTACTCCTGTCAAACTGTCTGAAGGCATCGGAAAACTATTTTGCCATTCATTAACCGGATCAGTCCCAGCCGATTCTGCCAACTGAATCTTCTTCAATGAAAAACTCCAGGGATACATACTCAAGGTCTGGTCACGGATTTGCGGGAACAATGCCTCGCAAATACCCGCTTGAGTTGTCCCTTCAGAAAAACTTGAGATTTCGTTTTCGCCTAGCAGAAGCAAGGCATGAGCGCAAATTTTAACGTCAGTATCACCAGCGGCCATTTCATCACTCCAACAAGAAAGACAGGACGGGGCCGAAGCCCCGTCCGTCAATCAAAATTAATCGGCGTCAGCGACACTAATTGTCGTCCCATCCGATACATCGACCACAGTTCCAGTGTTGGATAACACCGCAACAAGGTTCTGGGTTGGAGTGTTGGAATCAAAGACGTGAATGATATCACCCACCGCGACAAGATCCGCCACTGTATTAAAGTAAGCAGAAGTATTCACGGTCGCAATTGCATCCGTCGTCGTATAGGTCCACCACATAGACGATTTGCCTTTGCGGGATTGACCACCAATGGGGCCGAACGTAGCTATTGTAAAAGCCATTTCTATTCCCCTTTATGATTCACGACAGGTCACTTTGACAATTCCGTCCACATCGACCGCGATGGCCCCGGCACTTAACATTGCCGTGACGAGCCATGACGTTTTCTCTGGGACGTAATTAATCTCAGTGCGCTGTGCGATACTCTCGGCATAACCAAGAGAATCTTTGTGCCAAGCAAAACAGGTACGATCAAGTGAACCGTCAATAGCCAATCCACCTTCATCACGATCACCAAGAGTTATAAACGTAAACCCTAAATATGACCGAATTTGGCCGTCGTTCAGAGCTTGCATACTCACAAAATCTGACGATGTGGCCTGTGTTTCACTCAATAAATTCGCTAATGAATCAGCATGAATCGCGAAATAACGCCCATCTTTCGGGACGTTTTTTCCGTTCATGAGGCGGGCCGTTTCACGAATTTTTGCCACATTGAGATTCGTGTTTGAACCACCAATTGAATTAGCGACTGTTCCAGAGCGTTAGCGACAGTCGTGACCAATTCCTGACGTTCGTTATAGTTAACATGACTTTGATCGAACAAGTCCGTGTACTCTGAAGCCGCAAAGTCTGACAGACTCGCGGAAACATTTGAGTGAACAATGTTCAATGGCACCACGTCGCTCTGAGGGATTCTCAAAGTCGCGGCACCTTTTGCCATTTTAGGAAATTGGACCGTGCTGCCCGTAACGCCATATCGTGAACGGCAAGTGCCCATCAAATCCTGTGCGGCTTGATAGGCGTGCTTTACCTCTGCATCAAACAGTGTGGTAAAGTTTGTTGACAGAGAAACTGCCATTTCGCTTTCTCCACAAATAGGGTTACAAGAAACGCCCTAGTTGTCAGATCGCGCTGGCTAGGACTACAAAGAAAAAGACTTTGCGCCTGTTGTCTATTCCAACTGTCAAGCTGGGCAAAATGCGTATCAACTGCTTTCGCTATTAAAGAATAATATACAAAATATCAACCTACGATACGATGATCCGGTCCTGTCCCGTGGACCCTTGCGAACTCTTTCGCTACTCTTGCCCTTTCCGCCGCAGATTCTGCGTAAATTTTGTGCCAACCATTTCTTGTAATTCTTGCGCCGTTGGCAACGCTTCCGCTTCTGGCGTTAACGACGTTGGCAAAGTTGTAACATCACCAAAGAATGCTCTCATTTTTCTAGCCGCCTGTACCCCCATCGCGGTACCACAAAAATAATTGTATTCATCTAAATGTTCTTGCGTCCAAACACCCTTTGTCACTAATCCCCTTCCCCAATCTATCGCATCACTTCTAATGGCTTCAGCCTGTGGCCCGAGTAACTTCATCTCACGCTCATTATCGATTTGATCCGCAACCTGAACATCTCCACTAACTTTCAAAACCCCTGTAATTATTCGATCATAAGCATCTTGAGATAAACCAACATCCTTTGCTATCTCAGTAAATTCGGACAACATTTGGTCTTCTTCTTTGACATTAGCCTCTGTCGCCACAGTCATGTCATAAGCCCCGTCTTTCGGAGGCTTATGTTTTCCCTGACTGAATTTTGTATTGAGTTCTTTGTAGCTTTTCGCTTGGTCTTCTACCGTTTCAAATTTAGCTTCCAGCCACTCTGGTCGAGGAACTGATTCCTCTGTCTTCTCCGGTTCTTCCTGCGCCCTGTGTTCCACTTCTTCCTTGGCTGGGTCTACAGTGTCCGGTGGGGCTACTGCTGACACACCTGCAAGAAGACCGCCCTTTGCTCTCGGTTCCTGTGTTTCTTTTGTTTCTGTTGGCGGCGCGGTTTCCGTCGCTGTTTCTACAATTTGGGTGTCGCTCATCTTTATCCATTCTCCTTTGCCCTCTTAACCCTCATCAACATCTCACGGATTAAAGTATTCTGGCCTTCTCTAAAAAACCCATAATCAGTTGTATAACCTGGAGCCCAACTTGGTTGCTCCAGATAAGTATCAACCAACCACTTCACTACAATCTTCCCACTAGCTGAAGCAAATGTTTTCGCAATCGCTTTATCAAGATGAGCTTGTTCAGTTTCACTATATTGAGGAACTTCTACCGCGTGGGAATTTACTCCTTCCCAACCTGGAGCGGAAATGTCACTCATCCAACGGGGGGTGGTGCAGCTGGTTGAGCCTGTGCTTGTCCTTGTCCTTGTCCTTGTGACTGTTGCGCTTCAAGCATAGCCATAGCTTGTTGTTCCATTTCAGCGCGTTCCTCTTGAGAAGTTCTTAATGTCATCGGTACTCCCAACTGATCGCCTACCCAATCCGCTATCTCATCCATTTTTGCTGTTGCCATTCCCATCGGCCCCAGCTGTGTAGCTATCTGTACCCATTGTATTACTTGCTGCACTTCATCAAGATTTTGCGCCTGTGCCAGCGGCGAAACAGGAACAATCTGTACTTCCAGACCATCAACACGCAAAGGCAATTCAATCAAGCCCTGATCCGACATGATTGCCAACATCAAACGGACAAGTGGAACCATTGTTTCGGTTATGAGTCTACCATACGCAGCCCCGAGGTTGTTTTTTAGGTCACGCATGCGTTCTACGATTTCTGTAGCGCTGCGAGCAGACATGTTATCAGGCGGCAAACTGTCGTCCAGAAGCATCCTTTTGATACTCATGCGTAAATCGTTGATCACAACCTGACTCAATTGCAAATCACCACTACGAGGTAGAGATTGCAATGACGGGCCTCTTGGCCCACCGTTAGCAGCAACCGGAACAATGGACCCAGGCGCAATGCGGACTGATTGAGGATTCAACACACCATCATCAACAGCGGTATAAACACCAGCAATATTAATTGATGCGTTCTTGAGCAACAATTCCAATGTTTTGTTGAGAGTCCGAATGTCTGGAAGGGCCGCAAGTAACGGACCTCTTCCCATAACTTCACC